AAAGAAGGGCACCTGTTAACATCTGAATACGCTAAACAATTAAATAAATTTTGTAAGAAGAATGAGTTTGAGAAATTTACACCTAGAGATGTGAGAAGAACATTTAAAACATTGGCTGGAGAGATGGGGATTAGTTCTGAGTTAAGGGATATGGTACAAAACCATAAAAGACCCGGCGTTTCTCAGAAACATTATGACAGGTATGATTATTTAAGAGAAAAACGTGAAACGCTTGATACATGGTGTGAAAAGCTATCGTCGCTAAAAGAAGAATAGGGTTTATGTATCTCCCCCTAGCTCCTTATTGTAGGATAGATGTAACCCACAACAAGGAACACTAAAAATGAGAATGACTCTATATACCTGTCACTGTCATAGAAATCAGTTATCATTATTGATCCCTACAAATAAAAGCACAAAAAATGAGCATTTTAGTGCGAAGTAACGTACACTGAATCACGATATCCCTATGATGGGTGAAAGATATGAAAGCTTTTAACGTGATAAGAATGTTTCAAGACACACCAGTACAAGTTACCTGCCCAAGTTGTTCTTACGTTGCAAAATAAAATAAACACAAGCTTAAGAAGAACCTAATCTTATTAGGTCCTAATTGTGGCTACATGTTTTATTTCAATAAAATATAAACACAACTCAATATACCAGTTGTTGCCGTAGAAATTGAACGACAACAACCAGCACATTTGAGAGCGTACTTTAATGAACGACTAGCGTTTTATCGTGAGAGAAGTAAAAAGTTGCCGGATGGAAAATCGGTGCAGTATTTGAAGACAGAATAATTAATTATAGCAATACATCATTTTCGCCCAGCCCGTATTGCTCTTTCATCTCCTCTTCTTTTTTCCTGCGTTCCTCTTCCGCTTTCTGTGCTTCTTCCATCTCACGCATTCTCACGTTATAGATGGATTGCTCTGGCATCTGTACACGAACAGAAATAAAACGACCATCAGGGATATCAATCGGATCCCCATCGTTGAAACCAGCAATATCATTACGGGCGAATTTAGGTGCGTTAGGGTGAACTCGATGATAGGTTTTGACAAGAATAGAACCGTCTTTGTTAATTTCAGAGTTAACCCAAATAAGTGGTTGTTTATTTACATCGAGTGGAATCTCAATACCGCCGTCAACACCACCCCAGCCTGCGTCAGAATTAAAACCCAGCACACCCTCGATAAGATACTCGCCTTTTGCTACTCGAGTAACAGTAGCGCCTTCTGATTCGTCGTTAGTTGTGAATGTGCCGTCAGGGTTGATGTCGATGATTGGGGAGGCGCGTTTAATAAAACCATTACTATCAACCGTTGTATTTTTATCGTGATAAATCTCAAGTAACCCAAATTCAGTATCATTTTCAATTGTCCTAGCTAATACTCTATTTTGGCGCCCGCCAATTTGAAATGCGTATCGCCCCTCAAATTGACGCGATGATACGCTGGGGAAAAAATAACCAGAACTATCCATTCTCCCAGAAAAAAATCCGCTAAACTGAGCCTCCGTTGCTGGTGTATTCAATGTCTGCACCCCCAACCCGTAGTCACCAGTCAATAATAAAGTGCCGTTTCTCTGCGGAGTTTTTATCGTATATACATTATTATTAATCGCTCCAAATATGACGCACTCACCATTATTGATGAAAAAACCCAGATAATTACCAGCATCGACTCGTGCAAATAACCCCTCACTGGATGTTAATTGACTATTCAGTCGTTGTGGGGTTTTTACGGATTTATCTACTTTATTTTGTATATCCTCCTGCATCTTCTTAATGCTATCGAGTGTGACCTTCTGCCCGTTAGATAGCTCTACTGTCACCACACCGTTATTCATCATCCATTGGTCCATTGCTCGCAGAAAATACGTCGTATCTGATGCAATAGCGGTCATACGATTATTAGCGTCGCTGTATGAGTTCGGCTCAGTGAGATTAATACTGTAACTGGTGTTTTTTACGGTAAATGTAGCCGGCTGTGAGATAACTAATTCTGTATCACTATTAACTCTATCTACCATATAGGGGTAATTCATATTGCCGTTTTTAATTAAAATTAATGTTCCTGCTCGAATAGCGGGATTATTAACTGTCCATTTAGTACCTGTGCCAGAGACAATAGCAGACCCTGACACCGTGCTAACAGTGCCTGTTGTGTATATCATGATTATGAATTCCTAATTAATTAAAAATAACGTCTTGGTTATCTGGGAATACGATTATTCTGGCTCGCATAATAAAACGCGTCGTTTCACTGCCACCTTGAGGGATTTTTATACCAATACTTGCAACTCCTTCACCCGGACTTAATTCCAGTACAAACTCATTTACAGCATAAAAATCAGATGTTGATGTGTCTTCCATGTTGTAGATGCTCGGCCTAGGCTGGATAACTCCATCAATATAGATATCAGCCGCCCCTGCTCCATTTCTGTAAAACGGTGCACGATATGCAAATGCTGAACGATTTTCTGGTTTCACGCCATTATTGGGTATTCTTTCGTAAGGATTTAATGCTCCTTGCACCCATATAAAACACTTTTGTGTTCTGCGTTTAACTTTAAATAGCTCAACAATATTGTTATGAGAGAATGAGAGGTTGTGATAAACGTCCTGAGTAACTGTGACTATATTCCCCTCTAAATTCTCAACCTTTAGCTTACCGAGAATGTCACAACTTTCTTCAATAACAACATTTTTTAAACGTCCAGAAGTTGCCTCTATTTCTCCTCTCGCTTTTATATTCTGGAATTCAGCAAACCCATTTTTATTAATTATCCAGCTCGGCCTCCCATTTAAATAATTATTAGATTGAATCACATTCCCTATTTTTGCATTTGTAATAGAGCCATCTTCGATAAATAAGTCTCGAATAAACAACTGCCCATTTTTGGCATACATAAACAATTCCATCTTGCCATTTACAGGGTTATACCAAGCAAAGTTATTCGCGTTATAGCCAATGTATGACTCCAGTTTCCCATTCTTAACCTGAGCACTAATTACTTGCCCTGCTGCATTGTATTTCACGTTGTTATGAACAATCGTAATGTTGATGGAATGGGTAACTACACCGTCGCCTGATTGCTCAAACGTAGCCTGCATTTTCTCCTGTATCATGCCCTCTTGCTCATCAAACTTAGCCTGAACTTGAGTTTTGTTTTCAGCAAAAGCCTTATTTGTGTTGGAGATGGCTTGGGAGTTTGAAATAATATCAGCTTGAGCATTATCCATGTCAGTTCGGATTGCGGTAAAACGCTGACCGAATGCCTCATCGAGTTTAGTGATTGAGGTTTGAGTTTCTTCAATAGCCGATTTATTCTCACCAACAGCAGAATAAATTTCTTTGATTTCCTGCGCCCATGCTTCCTGTTGATTTGCGAAAACCTTTCTTAAATCTTTGATTCCAGCCTGTGCATTACCATCTCTAACGAGTAAATCAGTAGATAATTCATAGGTGGCATTAACAAGTTCAGCAATAGACTCCGTATTCCAATTCAGTTTTTCGTCAAGTTGTTTACCTGCCTCTGTTGTCATGAATTGGCCGTCTAACTCATCGAGAATAGCCTCTGTGTTATCATCAGCTTGCCCCTTTGCTTCCACAAAATGAGACTTTCCATATTCATTTACGCTTCTTACATAAAACCAGTAATCGCGCCCCGCCTTTAATTGCCCTTTTGTCCAAAACTTAGCGCGACCTAAGAAATCAGCCTTTGACTCTATTTCATTAACATTGTCTATTCTTCTTTCACCAGAAAACCAGAACTCAAACTCGGTATTTAGAGTGTGTGGCGCGGCGATATGAGGGATTAGTTTTATTTCAAAAAAACCAGACTCAACAATTATTGAGCTAGGTGCGCTTGGCGTACCAATAACCATCTGGACTTTTGATTCATTACCAAGTATCCCATTAGTATCTCTGCCTCTCACACCGACAAGATAGTCACCAGCTTCAAGCCCATTAAAGTAGTACTCTAAATCCGTGGTATTACCAGTGGATACAACCTTGCTGTCTTTATAAAGAGTGACATTAAATGAAATATTTCTGTTGATGGTTGTTGTCATCCACATTGCCCTAGCCTGAACTTGTGAGCTGTCATTGACATAGGCAATGGAAAGTCGCTCTATGTTAGGGATTCGGATAACGTTTTGCGTTGGAGGGTTTCCAGTAAAATCAACACCATTATCAACAATACGCTCTTTTTGCGGTTCGTGTTGAATGCAGTTATATAAATAAATCCCGTCTTTATCTTCCGAAATGGTAATGACTCGAAACAATCTTGTTGTTAACGTGCTTTTGGAAATGGAAAATACACCATACTGTTTCAATCCATTCGGGATCTCACGCAAAGTGACAATATCACCATCGATAGATTGAATATCTACTTTCTCGAACCCACCTGATGACCCTAAAAATGAGAAAGTACCTTTATCGTCATATTCCCAATCTATAGGCGCGTCAATAGTAATAGTGCTACCATTAACTGATAAAACCCGACCTCCTACCTTCACTCCTGCAAAGCTATCGTCTGCTACCTCAATAATATCGCCAGAAATGCAGTTAATCCCCTCTCTTCCTGTTGAGAATGTAACGCTATCTTTCTCCAGCTTTTCTGTCTGTAATATCCACTTACCCACTCTGTGAGCCTGTCCGCGACTAGTGCAACCAAAAGCAGTAACTTTCTTAACATTTACACCGCCGAATCGCTGAATGAGATCATCATCTTGAATGAACTCTCTTTCCTCGCTCCAACCGTTGCTCGGGTTTATCCATGACACCTCGATAGCATTATGGCGGGCTGATTTTGCTGTTGATGTGTATTTAAATTTGCCATCAATAACATTTGAGTTTGTGTACGTCCATACTGGATCTGATGGTCTATCTTGAAAGCACGTTAATTGCTGTCCGTCCCATAAAGGCATACCGCGAAATACAGACGCTAAGTCATCAAGCACTTCTTTGGCTTTTCGTTGAGAGGTAATGTAGGCATTAAAAGTAAAGCGAGGCTCTTTGTTGCCAAACCCATCATCAACCAATTCATCACAGTAACGAGCAATGGCATATAGCGCGAATTTATCAACACCAAACGAGCCGATCATCTCTCCTATACCGTATCGCTCATTAGTGACTAAATCGTAAAAAACCCATGCAGGGTTATTAGACCATGCTGGCTTGAAGCGACCAGTCCAGATGCCCGTATAAGTACGGGACTCGGGATCATAGTTATCTGGAACTTGGATAATCATCCCTTTGATATGATAGGTGCGATTGGGTGTATCACCGTATTGGGATTTATCGATTTTCATCCCGACGACCGCAGAATTAGGGTAAGAGAATTTAGCGTCAGTTATTTCTGTGTAGCTTGCCCATACTGTTCCGTTTTTCAGTAGATCACTTTTACTATCATCTGTTAATCGTGAAACTCTAATTTGGAAAGGTTTCTTTTTAGGTGCATCAATGATATATGATTCTAAATATTGACCACTGATTTTTCCGGTTATTTTTGCTGTTTCTTCATGTGTCCAACCAGAACCATCATTAACTTCAATAAGCATTTCTACCGTAGCATCGTGTTGATTTCCCTTGTCATCTTGACTAACAAGAGCAGAAACCCCCAAAGTAAATCTAACGCGGTCAGTTTCCTGATCTGAAATGGTGCGTAAAATTGGTGTGCTTTTTTTCACCTCTACATTGACAGGAATTTCTTTTTCTACAAAAGGAAAGTCCTCTAATGGTTCTTGCGTTTGCGTTCCTGCTCGCCACTGAACCTCAACACCATGAATATTTGGATTACCATCCGCATCTACAACAGGCGTTCCATTCAATAGAAAACCTGACATACCACCGACAGGCCCTTCTATTGGCCCTTCTGAAACTAAATCGATGACATTAAGAAATTGTTTGTTTTTTAAGTTGTCATCGAGCAACCTCGGAGTGCTTCCTCCACCGCCACCTTTGCCCATTAAACAGTCTCCAAACCTTGTGATATTACATTTGAACCCACAACCATCTCGCCATAACAGATAGGAACCGGATAACCTTGCCCGACTCTATTTGATAACGAGCTGAAATATTGGTTACTCTCTGAATTTCGCCCCTCTATGCTTGGCGCTGGCGGTGTTTTAGTTAACATGGTTGCCAATCCCGCGGCGGCCACACCTACACCCGCGGCAAATAATGCGGTCGATGTCATCGTTGCCAAAAATCCGCCCGGTATTAAAAACGATGCGCCAATTAAAGCAGCTCCACCAATAATGCCAAACCACCCGCCTGATTTGGCGCCACCAACTATAGGGACGATCGTAATAACATCGCCTTCACTTAATGGCGTATTTAGTCCCGCAGAAATACTATCCTCGGTCATATCATTACCTGCGATACGAACGCGAAACTGACCTTGGTTAATCTCTTTTTTCAACCCATCTATTTGATAGCAAAGACAGCGTAAGGCCTCACCTGCATTACTTACCTCAAGCTCGAACCTGCGTCCAAATCTGCGTAAATAGCCTGCAAACTGTAATTTGACCATTGTTTATGCCTCCAAATGCTGTGAGTGTATTTAAACCAGTAACCACCGTAAGTATCTCGCTTACTCAATCTGTCTGGCCTGTGATGCAATATCTCTTGATTACCTAAGTACAACGCAGCGTGACAAGGTTTTGATGTACCTAAGCAAATCAATATCATATCGCCTGCTTGAGCCTCTTCTACTTGATAAAATCCCTGCTTGTCCGTGTTATCAAGATAGAGATTTTGTTCTGTGTACCACCATTCATCGGGCCTAATAAAATCATCTAGCTGAATGCCTGAGAGGTGATAGGCATCGCGTATAATGGAATAACAATCCTGCTCACCATGCTTAAACTCTCTACCTAATAGTGGCGCTATTGGCCTGAACTTATGGATCACTCCATCACATACCAACCACCAAGGCAGATTTGTTTTCCTTTGTATTGTTCTGTCGCCAGAACTCAGGAAAGGCTTTCCGTCAGGGTGACTATGAACAATAGCTTTGATTTCTGAATAGCACTCTGCCGTCATCCAATCGTCAGGGTTAATTTCAAAATAGTTTTGCGGATCGGGATGTATGTTTCTGCAAGGGAAATACCTGTCACCCGAAATTAAGCCACACGATTCCCTTGCTCCTTCCGCTTTCGCGTGAGCGATAATGTCTTTCTCAATCATGGATTAACCTAATTTATTTGAGCCTAAATACCCGCCGAATGGCATATTCCCCTTATGTCTTAATTTGCACCCGCTGTATTTATGAGAGCATTTGTCTTTTAAGGGATCGGTTGTTGGTTGGTCTTTTTCATCTGCAACAGGTGGCCCATCATAACCACAATCAAACCCTCGGTATCGCCACGAGCAGATATCAGCCTGAATAACCCGTCTAGGTATCAGGGCGTTATCTGTTTCTGTTGGAAGTGCTAATATATACGTCACAAAATCAGAGTCTGAACTTTCTCGCTGTTCGATAACATATTTTTGAACGGCTTCTCTGGTTGGATCTGCTTGTGGGTTTCCGTTGGGAAAATTAACAGCATCGAGGTATTGCTCTAAAACCTGCCTGCGAGTAACGACAGCGCCTAGCGCATCATCATAGTCGTTGTTAATCGCAGTTAACATTCCGTCAAAGTTAGCAAACGTCATTTTAGGTCTATCTGATGCACCCTGAGCTGTTACACTAAACCCTGTGACCTGAACAGGATAAGGCTCATATCGTAAGCCCTGCCAAATAATAGGTTTTAATAAGCCATTCATGCCGTCATGGAACCGGTAAACGTCACCACCAAAACGACTTAAATCGACTTCATACAGATCTAACATTGCATTTTGCTGTAAATCTGCAACATCTATGCGCATCTCTTGAGGTATATCCCTCATGCAACAACCTCCTCAAATGTGCAATCTATCTGCCATACCGTCGTCCTTGGCGTTACCTGCCAGCCACGGCAAACAAATTTACGTTTAGAGTTATCATCACTGGTTAGCCATAAGAATGATTCAACTGCACCTCGAGCCTTAAGAAACTCATCAATCTGTTTCCCAATATCAGCATGTTTAATAAATGAGAGTTGATAAGTCTTTAGTTGGTTGTTGATCCCATCCTTAACTCTTTGTTCGTAACCGTTACCAAACTTGGCTACTTTCACTTTAGGCTCATTACCCACCTGATAAGCTGTTTCAGGTCGCCATTTAAACTCTTCCATTGGTTACTCCAATAAAAAAGGCGACACAAAGCCGCCTGATCAAATATCAGGATATTAATAAATATCCATTAGGTTATTTTATATATTCAGCCCAGAGAAACTTGCCGAAGGAATGGCTGATTTACTTCGGTGTGAGGGAATTTTATGCAATTTAAACTGACTAGTGTTCGCTCTGTGAATCGGAGCGATGAATCAAATAAGCTCGAAGTTGGACTAATAGGCTCTGATGGATCAGTTCATAACTTTGACATTGATACCGCTGGTAAAAATGTCATGAATCTAACCTTAAGAGACATTGAAAAATTAGCAATTCAATATGCAAAAAATAGTTTTGCTAACTGTACTAACGGCTAAAGCTTTCGACTGCAGTAATTCGCGTGCTTAGTATATCTAAATCACAGCTCGTTGCCTTTTGCATATCAGCGAGCTGTTTTTCCAGTGACTCAATTCTTTTCACTAAATCTTCTATTGATGGTGTAGATGATATTACTGCGGATTTAATCATCACACCTTTAGCTATTACATTGCCGTTACTATTTTTCATGATCCCATTACCATCCATCATTAATATATTTTCTTGATTACTCATAACTACCTCTCTTAATTACCAACTTCTTACTTTTTCCAAAGCACCACCGCTACGCATTTCGTTACCAAGTACGTCATAAACCGTACCTTTCACCATTTGCTGTATCTGTTGTGCTGTCTTTTGAGTGATGCCATTAGGTGCTTGAACTTGGAATGTAAAGTTCATATCACCCATATTGACACCGTTACCACCTTTACCCATTTGTCGATTACTAATAACTCGACCATTATCACCCGGTATCATGTACTGACTACCATTAGATGCTTTGAATATCTCAGGCTTCCCACCTTCACCCACTCTATACATAGAGCCAGCATTTACGGGTCCACCATTTTTACGAGCACCAGCAAGCGCAATCATAGCGGGAATAGCTGCTGCCATTGCTGCCATACCCCATGTGGCGGCAGAGCCCATAGTGGCAATACTGGTTGTCGCTGCCGCCGGAGCCATAGCATTTGTAATTGCTGCGCCAGTAGTTGTAGCATCCGCTATAGCTTGAGCATTGGAAGCCTTACGCATGGCGCTTTCAGTAACCATATTCTTAACCTGTTGCATACCCATTTGAACCAGAGCGCCAACGGCTTGGTCTACAATGGTTAAGGCGACATTACGGAAAGCATCGTTAAGGGATTGTGTACCTGTTAATAGCCCCGTGAGTACGTTAGTAGAGCGTTGTCCTAATGCGTCCAACCCATCAGCTAAGAATTGATTAGCTTGACTTTGATTGCGCCATATCTCCCATTGAGCATTTAACCGGTCTTGCTCATATTGAGTATTAGCGGCATTCATTAACTCTAAACTTTGCTGTTGAGTTAAAACCTTTTGGTTTTCGTACTCTTTTATAAGTGCAAGTTTACGTTCGTGTTCGTTTTTGAGTTGCTGAACAGGGTCTACTTGTGCTTTTAAATTATCTTGCGGCGATACAGTTTTGTTCGCATTGGCTTCTGCGATTTTTTTAGAATACTCGCTAGCCAATTCAAGCCTTCTTCTATGGTAATCTTCCTCAGTAACCAAATTACTTTGAAGCTGCCTTTCAAGTTGCTCAAGAGATAACTTGTATTCTTGATTTGCCTTTGCTTCTGGGTTTTGAGAGAAAGCATCTTTCCTATCTTGTATTTTCTGCTTTAAATCAAATTCCTTCCCAGCTAACTCTGTTATTTCTGCAATCTGCGCTTTCGTTGCTTTGCTACCAAGTTTTTGAACGGATTCAAGAATGGCAGCCTCGCGAGCAAGTCCTTTTGTTTCTAATTCAGCAACTTTTGTCGCATTGGCTACATCAGAGATCTTCTGCTTCAGCTTTTCAGCTTCAGTGGCTTCTTTTAATGCTGCGCTAGCAGCCTGTTTTGCTGTTTTAATTCCTTCTTTTTTTGCTTGAGTGTTTTCGTACTCTTGAGCTGCTAAATCTTGTAAATGACGAATTGCATCAGGATCTGTTATCCCTGCATCTTTAGCGTCATACATGGCTTTTAGCTTAGCTCTTTCAGCTCCCTCTAATTTAGATAGAGCAAGCCTTTCTTCCATTTGTTTTTTTAGCTTTTCACCTTCCTCACCACCAAAATTAAGTTTTGGCCTTACAAGACTGAACTCTTCCTTTGCTCCAGTTGCCTCTCTTATCTGAGTTGTTAACCTTCCAAAAGCTGATTTCTCAATATCAAGAGTTGTTGCACTCTTAACACTTAAGTCAATAGCTTCCTTTGCTTTCCTGTTGTATTCATCTTGAGCATCTGTGAGGTATTTTGTGGTTAACTCAAGGCGTTTTCTATTTGTAGATAAATCACCTTCAAGCTTTGTAATTTCACGCAAGATCCTTGTGGTGTTTTTATCAATAAGTTCTGGCTGGTCTTTTAATGCAGTTTTTTGTAATTCAAGTTGAGCTCTTAATGCTGATAGCTGTTTTTCCTGCTCTTTCATCTCGAGGCGTAGTAGCTCTTGTTTATCTCTAGCATCTTGAGCATCTCTAGCAATCTCTTGATATGAAAGCTCTTTTAATTTTACTGTTAACTGATCTATGCTATCAGCAAAATCTCTAGCCTCTTGTTTTGCTTGCTCTGATTTCTGATAGAAGTAATAGATTGCGGCACCAGCTAACATGGCCACACCAGCAGGGCCACCTAACATTCCCATAGCACCACGCAACAAACCCATAGATAATGATGCTGCCCTTGCTGCGGCTGCTGAGTTTGCCATTGCTGCTGTTTGCGCTTGTGTTGCTTGAGTTAATGTTATTGCAGCTTTTGAAGCTAATGATTTTTTAGCAATTAAGTTATCAAGAGCGGTTGCCTCCGCTAACGTTCCTTTCGCAACGTTATACTCTGCTTGAGCAAGAGCAACTGCAGATCTAGCAGAGGCTAAATCAGCCTGAGCCTTTCTGACTGACATATTTGCAGCATACTCACTTGCTCTTGCTGATTGCAGTGTGGCAACTGACTCTTGACGAGAGGCGGCTGCCATCATCACTTTTGACTTAGTAGCCATAGCCAAGGCGGCAACATATCTTGAGCCAACCACTGCTGCGATTACCGTCAAGACAGAACTAAGCTCATCTAAATTCTTACTAACAGTAATAACAGCATCACTAAACGCACTAATGGTTGATTTTATTGTTGTATTTTCACCGAGAAACTTTGTTAGGTTATTACCTGCCTCTTGAAATGCCTGCGACATTGTTCGAGTTGTTTTAGCGAATTCCTTACCGATTGCATCACCTTGAGAGAGCAATCCTTTCACAACAACATCAGTAGTTAACTTTCCTTCCGCTGCCATCTTACGAAGTTGACCAATGCCAACACCCATCGAGTCAGCAAGTGCAACCATCAAACGGCTACCCTGCTCTGCTACTGAGTTAAACTCCTCACCACGGAGAACGCCAGACGCGATACCCTGCGATAGCTGAATAATGGCGTTTTCTGCTTCCTGTGCAGTTGCACCAGAGACGATAAATCCTTGGTTAATAATTGATGTTAATTTTGCCAAGTCTGCCGCTGATGTATTGTATTCTCTCGTTCCTCGCTCAAGACGTGCATAGAGTGTTGCTGTAGCATCAAGGCTAGAACGCGTTGCTTGAGAGATATCAAACACACGCTGCGTGACATCAATAAGCGACTCGCTTGCACGAACAGAGTTGGATAGCTTGTTGTTTAATTCAGTCCACGCCTCGGAGTAACTGGCAACCATTGAAGCTGATAGATAGCCGGCAAGTGATGCGGCAACTTTGGATAAAGATAACATTGAACGTTCAGTGTTATTTACCGACTGAGACGTTCTGTTAAAGCTATCATCCATGCGATTTAATCGCTGTTCTAGCTGTCGTTGAGATGTAAGTAGTTGCTGAACATCCATCTGTACTTGATAAACAATTTCGCCTACTTGTGCCATTTATCGGCTCCTTAAAATGAAAAACCCCGCCGATTGGCAGGGTTAGTGTGCTTGGTATGAGCGATTATCTAAAAATTATCATAAACTGTGTCTAAGACTTCTTTAACCACGCTTATATATGAAATATCTATATCTTCATTGACTTTTCTTCTTTCAGGCCAACTAATATATTGAGTTATTGCTTTATTCCTTAAGCTATGGCTCTCCATTTCTTTCATTATTTTTTTAGTTTCTAAATTATCAAAATAATTAACTTGATTAACTATAATTGATGAGTGTGGCTTTTCACCGTCAATTCTAATATAGCTTTTTTCCCCTGGATATATATCACCAACAATTGCTGATGTGTATTTCCCCCCAATTTTCATAATCATGAAATTACCATTAGAAGCTACACAGCTTACATTATCTGTCATAGCATCTTTGCTACAATGACCTACCCATGTTTTATGATCTCCATACCCAATCCCGCCTCCTACTATAAAAGTTCCATCGTCCGAGCTATGTCTAATCGTAACCTTTACTCCATTAACTAAAGCTCTCTCAGACATCTCTATTTTGAAAAAATCTTTATTTCTATAATCTTGTCTAAGTGAGCACTCTGTATAACTATTATCAAACAATAATCCTTTTTTAAATGAAGATGGCGTTACTTTTACATTATCAATTGGTATATCAATGATGCCTGTGGAATTCATATAATAAGAGCAGTTTGCATTTTTAATCTCCTCAACAGTTTCTAATATATGCGCTTGCTTTTTAGGAACAAAATATTTTTTATCTTGCTCGTTAATATTAAATTTATCATCAATGTCATATATGAACTTATCAACCTGCTTATTAGTAGTTGTCGCAGGTTGTGTAGTACATCCTGATAATAAAGTTACCAATAATATCCCACCAATATGATTTAAGTTCACAACACCATCCTCGTTAGTTAATTTGTTATTAGTTTAGCTGTTTGTGGTGCAAATGGGAGCAAATTAGCCACCTAAATGACCAAAAGTCTCTATTATTTTTGGAATTGCAGGGATGATTTGAGAAAAAACTACCGCACCAACCACCCATAGAATAATTTTGTTTGCAGATGAAGTTACATCTTCTTTTTTAGCGTAGTTTGATTTAATGACTGCCATATCAGTTTTAAGTGTTGCGATATCTGATTTTGCTGTATTTATGTCGGCTTTTATATCAACAAGAGTAGTTTTGATATCACTGACATTATGCTCTAATTTAACTATTCGCATCTCCATATCACCACCTCCGCCACTGCCACCATCATAGTGACCACCTCTACCTCTATCAGTCCACTGTGGAAGAAGAGGATCTATTACATTACTCCCCTTCATCTTCACGCTCCTTTCTTTGCTTGGTTAGCCAGTCACTAACAGGCCATGCATTAAAGTAGGTCTCATGACCACAGTTTCTGCATATAAATCTGTATTTATAATTAGTGATCCAATATTTGTTTTTATATGAAACCTCTTCTGTATCTATTGGGATTAAATAAGGCTCTTCACCATTGTCAGATACATTTGGGATCGCCATTTTTGTATTCCCACACACCTGACACTTAACTTCATCCACGCCAACGTGTTTAAGGTAATTTAAAAAAGTTTCTTCCGTCACCATCTTAAACAGATTATATAACTTTCTATCATTGTCTTGTTCTTCGCTCACTTTTCACCCCCTTGTATCTTCTTAATAGTTTCCATGAACAATTCTTTGAACTTTTCAGGATCAAGCTGTGATAGCTCGTTTAAGTTTTTGGGGGTGCTATCCTCATCCACGGCAGACTGAAGAATCATAACCATTTCAGCATTAAGAGATCGCCCGTTCTTACTTGCCCTTTGCATTAACTTTTCTTTCAGAGTATCAGGCATTCTAAGGCTATAAGGCGTTATATCTCTTATTCGCGTATTTTTTTGTGACATACAACCACCAGTAAAGTCATTGTGATATCACAATATAGTCAATTATTCGTTGACTATATAGATTCACGTTGATATCTTTGTGATGTCACATAGACACATAAAAGGATGAAGATATGAATACCAATAAAAAAACAGGAAAATTTCAACTCAGATTAACAGAGGTGTTAAAAAGTAAAGTGGTAGAACTCTCAGCGAAAGATGGCATTTCGCAAAACTCAATAGTTAATCAAGCGATAGCTTGGTATGTGAAAGAAAGAGAAAAACGTGTCAACTAAAACAGCGAAGCCCCAACTATTTGCGGTAGCTAGGGCTTCTAATTTGTCAGAAACTACGGAGTAACCGACATGACTAGTGTATCAACAATTAACGTACCTTTCCACGGTAACAACCTGTATGTAGTAAATTTCAACGGCGAACCATATGTACCAATGAAGCCAATAGTTGAAGGCATGGGGTTAACTTGGCAATCTCAATTTGAAAAGCTAAAACAAAGGTTTAGTAAAGGGATCACGGAAATCGTGATACCCTCAAAAGGCGGTGAGCAATCAATGCTTTGCCTAGCTCTCCGTAAACTTGCAGGCTGGCTTCACACTATCAGCCCTAACAAAGTCAAACCAGAGATCCGCGATAAAGTAATCAAGTATCAAGAAGAGTGTGATGATGTACTTTACGAATACTGGACTACCGGTGAAGTTAAGAAAAAACACAAATCAACTGTTCAAGAACGCAACCCATTAAAGAATGCTGTTAATTTACTGGTCAGCAAGAAAGGCATTATGTATCCAGAAGCCTATTCTCTTGTTCACCAGAAATTCAATGTTAGTAGCATTGAAGAATTAACAGCAGATCAGATACCCGATGCGGTTGAGTATATTCACAAATTTGTACTTGAAGGTGAATACATTCCTAAAGACACCCCACGCGAAGTTGCTCAAGAGAAAACTAATCATGATCTTGATGCACATAATATAAAAGCTCTATTGAATCACTACGAGGCGATTTATACGACTTGGAAAGTTGAATTATATCCAGCGTTACGCAGTGTTGATTCACCTATTGCTGGTCGTTTATATGACAGATTCACTGATGGTTATGCATTTTTAATGCTTCTGCATCACAGTATCACTGGTAAGCATCCAGTATTAACAAAATAACCAGTAGGGCACGGATGCCCTTGTTTACTTTCTCTTCTTACTCACCAATCGACGCTTACCACTGATCAGTTCATCATTCCGTTTATCATCTTGTTTCATGATGTTGTCATATTCTTCTTTAGTGAAGCCTTTTTCATCAGGGTATTTAGCTTTAAGCATCATCTGAAATTCAGTCATAGTTAACTTTTCGGCTTCCTCTCGATTCATACCAAAGTGCGCACGAGCAGAGCTGATGTAGTCAATTGCCATAAACTCATCTGAGAATTCGTTTTTGCCTTCATTACGTTGAAGTTTACGGATCTTCGCTTTACCGATAATTCCGTGAGTGAATAATTCTCGAGCAATGACGATAATGTCAGCGATTGGCATCTTGCCGTTTTTATAGACAATACCGCGTTTACCCGATCTCCATTCGCCAATAATTTCAGAACAATCATCATCACAACACGCCTGCATCACCATCATTGCAGTTTGCAGGATATTGCGTCCGTATGTTGGCTTGCTAATGGCTTTTATTAACCACTCAGGAATAACCCTGTAGCTCATTACGGCGCGTGCAATTAACTCTTGCACCTCAGCGCCATTTAATTGACCGTAGGCTTTCACAATCTGTTTAGGCTCACCGATTCTTGTCATATTGATGAACGATGGTCTAAATAAGTAATCCTTTTTATCAGTAGAGATAACCATCTCCCCGATTTCTAAAATAGGCGTCATAATCCCTCCTGAATATTATCAAGGGTACTCGAAAGCACCCTTTGTAATATTAAGCAGCGGTAACATTGACCACGCATTTTGCTGTTTTACTACCATCTTCAGATGTGACAGTGATATTTGCAGTACCTTCAGCAACACCACGTACAGTGACTACATTCACAAGCTGAGTAACTGTTGCAAAGTTCGGCTTATCGCTCACAGCAGTGTAGTTTTTGTTCGTAGCATCGGTTGGGGTAAATTTGACGGTAAATGTCTTGGTTTCACCTACTTTTACAGCCAGAGTGGCTGGCTCGACAGTAATACTTTCAACAACGATTTCTTCTTGTAGCCATTCAACCGTTTCTGCATCAGCAACTTTCAATTCACCTGAATAGGTAGAAATTTCTTTTGTTGGAAACTCCATTGACCAAGATGTAAACAACATATAGCCCTGAACAACATCAGAACCATCACCTTTCATATCAAGTTGAATCCAATAATCTGGTTGGCGACCAGCTTTGATTTCATCAAGGATTTCTTTGGCAATATCAAACGCGGAAGTAGAACCGGTCACACCAGCTTTCTTTAATTCACCATCAAAACTAATGGTAAAGTCAGCGCCAGTAACAATTGATTCAGTTAAGCCTTTAGTGTCATCAGCATTAGATGTCACTGTCTCCATGCCGAAATCGAATGACTTGCTTGTTAATGCACCTAAGCGTAAGAACTGATCTTGTGCTGGTACTTGGTCAGGACAGCCTTTTGCAATGCGCAGAATACCTGCATTACCCATCACTAGGCCTTTATCATCAGGGCATTGTGCCATGTTATAACCTCTTTATTTGCAAATAAAAAAAGGCCGCATAAGCGACCTGTTAAGATGTGTTTAATTTAAGATGTACAGCGGAAAGAAAGCGGGATAATAAACCTACCTTCTGTTGTTTGAATTGGATTAACAAAACCAGATGTATTGATAATAAAACCAATGTTATGACTTCTAGAGTGACACCTTACATACTCTAGTATTTCGTTAGCTCTCTGAACAATAAACTCAATCCACGCCTTGCCAGATATGAGTGAAACGGTGAAGAAATCATCGCCACTTAAATCATCAATACGACCAGTTCCATTTAGTTGCTGAAATACGATATATGAATCTGAATCATTACCTTCTTTTTCATTCCAAATATAATCCTGCTGAATGAAACCATCAGATAACCCTGATTCAGAAAAATAGTTTTTCAGTCTCTCAAAGGTCGTCATATTTTAAGTTCCTCAGCAACAGCCTGATCAATCATTTGCTTCGTTTCCTCAAATCCTTTCAAGAGGAATTCTTTCTTAGCAGTAGGTCTACGGAAACTTTGATTAACATTAGGGTCATGAACGAAAACAGCATATGAAGCAGAATAACCAACGCGACCAGTAAATAGTGTGCCTTTTACTTTTACATCTCTAAATTGTGAATTAATGAGCGTTTTAGTGTCAATTGGCGTGTATACAGCAGCTTGCCTGCCACCAATATCTAGCGCTCTATGCATGGCTCGAGCTATCTTCTTTGATGCTATGCTTCCAACCAGAGAGTTTAAGTTAGATATCGCATTACCTATTCCTTTTACTTTTGCCCCCATAGTTACACCGCCGTTGTTAGTGTGTAATCATCTAGACCGCCATTAATATCACGGTCTCTATCGATAGACTTAACCCTGCTAGCACCATGCAAAAATGGATCTCTGTCTTCATGCTTACCGATGGCGATATAGTCTTCTTGAGAAGCTTCGCTATACTCAGTCCAAATGACATTCTTAATAATTATTTCAGTACCAATAGTTTTACTACCATCTTTAAAGCTACTTCCGTAATCACACCGGATATGGATTGGCTCTGAAAATATAGGCTTCCCGTATTTATCTTTCCCCTCAACTTTCCAGATGGTTGCCCACCCTTTGCAAAATCGCCGCAGGATTTTCCCCATATCACCCCCGAACTACATCAAACTGAATGACACCTACGGGGCGTTCAATAGGAAGGCTATTAGTACATCCATTGGTATCTAGGGAAGACAGCATTTTTAGCAACGTTTTTCTGCCATCAGAAAAATACTGATATGAAACAGAAGCGCCAGAAGGTGCGTGCTCTGACGCGATTTTACGAACATCAGCAGATGATAATATAAGGATAACCGAATACAGTTTAATTAAAGCAATTACCGCATCTGAATACCCTGCGCTATCAAGGCAAGTATCAATAGTGTCCACTATAGATATAGCAGAGTTTATGACAAGACTTGTTGCCTCAAACCCCATCACCTCTAATTGCTCATTAACTTGCTCAACCGTAATCGCAATAGACATGCTCACTCCTCATGGATAAATAAGGGGCGCGGCCCCTCACGTTACCCACCAACGCTAGTATCTTTGCCAAATGAAACCATAACACCAGCAGTATCTTTAATATCCGTAGCAATTTGCTTCCAGTTAGCTACCGCGGCAATCTGTTCGTTAGTTGGGGATTTGATGCTATCTTTACTCCACTGGTAACCACGCAAACCAATAGTAAAGTCGTACTCACCTTGCATTAGTGCCTTAATATTTTCTTGCCCTAATACATCCTGAGCCTTCATGATTAGTGGTGATGTTTGAACCGCAGCAGCACCAGTCACTAAACCTAGCGAATGTTGTTTGTCTGCATCTGATAAAGCTGGAATATCAGAGATAACAAAACGACGGCCAAGGTTATCTTGTTTAATGGCGACGTTGCCAATTTGGAATAGGTTATTTGCGTTGGTTAATGTCTCATCCATAAAGTCGTTGAATGTTGCACCATCCATCAACCAAGCAACAATACGCGAATATGCATCACCGAATGGACGTGTTGCTTTATTTAAACCTCTTAATGATGGTGTTTCACCTCCAACAGTAACGGCTGTTTTATTACCAGAAATAGCTGCTTTTAATGCCGCACCAGCAGTATTCAGGTAATCTTGTAACATGGCTTCTGCTGATTGAGCAGCAACTACCGCAGCCGCTTCTGATACATCCTTACCTAATCGCTTCATCATTGTCGGGGTAACTGAGACAGGGCCAATACGACCATCAATCTTAATCATACGGTCAAGGATTTGCCCCAATTCTTGTGGCGTTAGATTACCTGAACCATATGCATTGCGTCGCTGAGCCAACCCACCAAGCAACTGCCATGATGTTTGCTCAATGTAGTCACCGATATGATCACCATCACCAATAACTAAAGCACCACCAGACGCTTCGTTAAATTGACGGACAGCCTGAGCAACCAACTCTGTTGCCGCTAGAGACACTTGTTTTTGAAAAATATATAAAGACATATAAATTAATCCTCTTGGATATTAGCAATGATTTCACGTGCGCTGTCCACTAACGGATTCGCGCTTTTGGGTTTTTCACTGCCTCCGGCTGGTGATTTCCCTTTACCGCCGTCCCCTCCGGTTCCGGTGGCTTTACTACCAATAATTACTGGAGCAAATAACGGGTTACTACGAAATTCTTTTTCTAAATCATCAATGGTAAATGCAGAAGGATGACCGTTAGCATCAACCACTCGCGTTTTACCGTCCTCTACTGATAATCGAGATTTAATGTGTGGCATGATTAACGGGGCAGCGTCACCAGCAAGCTTTGTAGCCACGGTTTGAGCAACGTTATCAACTAATAGCGTATGTAGACTCGCATCTTTCTCCTGTAGCTGTGCTAATAGCTCGTTTTCACGCGCCTTTAACTTTTCAGCCCAGCTTTTTTCTAGTGATTCGATATCGCCATTTTTACGCGCTTGATCTTCTGCTGCTTTTTTTGCAGCCTCTTCAGCTTGCCGGCGTTTCTCCTGCTCTGATTTTTTCTCAGAAAGTAATTCATCAACTTTCTTTTGAAGTCCTGACACATCTGGAATTTCTGGCATACCTTCGATTTGAAGTTGGTAATTACCACCAGACTCTTTGTAAAGAGCCTTTTGCTCATCAGTTAATGCGTCAAATTCTTCTTTCGTTAATAAATATTTAAACATCGTAAAACCTCTGGTTTAGATGGTGCAGTCTCTAACTGCAGATAATAAAAAACCCACTCAGTGGTGGGCCTGTGTTATTTCAATTCAATTCCTGCTCGCTCAAACGCTTTAGGCGCAAGCTTTTGCATATCTTTAAGTGTCATTGGTTTAAAGTTTTTATGTAACTGCAACTGTGCGAATCGCTCTGGAGATAAACCACCATCACGAAACAACTTCCCTCTAGTCGGACCCAATATTAAATCCTGTCTTTTGGCCGGTTGCCTAGATAGCCACTCATAATAGCTTTCTTCTCCCCATTCAGATCTTCCTATTGGTTTAGTTATTATCAAATTAGCAAATTTATCATTAAGTATTGGCAATCGCTGACTTCGGCAGCTTGGGTGTAATGGTGGCATTGGGCCAACCCCAACAGGATATCGGTTTCCTGATAAAGCCCTACACGTCGATGATGTTTTGTTGTCCAGTATTGCGCTGAACTCTTCCTCTTTAATTAAATCGTCATTCTCCTTATAAAATTCCTGAGCCGCACATGTATGAGCATGCTGAATTGCCGTATTTGCAATTGTTCTGTAGTTGTAAGTAATTCGAGATATCGTCGATGTAGAGACCTGTGTTTTATCAATTGCAGCCCCATTAATAGTGGACTGTAGAACTTGAATGTTACTTTGAGCAGCCATAGCCAAAACAGTCTGATTCTCTACTTGCTGGATAGAGCTAGTCACCCAAGATGATATAAATTTCTTGAGAAATAAAGAGCCGCCCCAAGCGGTTAATATCAGCGGCACATTTAAAATGGCTTTTTTAACTTTCTCAGCATCAGGCTTGCTTACTTCATTTGTTACTATCTGCGATAAGCTATCAACTTCAAGTTGGCTTGACTCAACACCGATATCGAGAACAGATTGCAGCAAATACTCAGAGTAACCGGTCAGCACTGGAGATAACTCTCGCTTTAATTCAGCGATTATGGCGTTTAGTTTTGACCTCGATGTTATCTGACCTGAGAAATTAGCTAACGCCTTTGCAACCGAAGCTCTTAGTTCTCTTTGCATTTCCTCACTATCAACAATGCCAGCTTTGAGACGCTCTAGGAGAATTTGGATCATCATTGAGTTATCTAACATCAATTGTGATTGCATATTCACCTCTACATCATTGAGTTAGCACGCGATAATTCTATCTCTTCGATAACATCCTCAGGCTTCTCATCTTGTGGAATAATATTGATACTTTGCAGGTACTTAACAAAATCAATCAATCGCATAGTGCCAGACTGTAAAGCAGCAAGTAATGCCGTAATTGCTTGAGAATCTAATTTAGCAATGTCGTAAACTTTATTTAGCTCAATAGTCGCCTCACCACTCCCCTCAAACTGAATGCAGAAATTAAGTGCTCGGTTAACGGCCTGTTCGACGTTTCCGGAACATAATGAAAGCACTGAATTATCTGTTTGAGCCTCATCCTGCGCCTGAGTTGCTGTTCTTGCTGATGTTCCGCGCTCGACTAACTTAGCGCCCAGCATTGCCATCTGCTTTTCTCTGCGCTCGGCTAGGGTTATCTGAATATTCCTATCTTCGGGCTGTGCAAACTTCATGTCACCACCTTGTGGTAGTAGCACCCCTTTACGCGAGCCAACAGTAAATCCATCAGACATATAGTTTTTAACCCAATCGTCTGTAAGCCCCGTTAATGCGACCATTGGTTGTCCGACGGTATGTGCAGACTCTGCAATATCAGCTTCAGCCTGGTAATGTTTGATATTCACATATGCAATATCAGCAAGAGGTGGAGCGTCAGGAGTGTGATCGTTATTCATTGAGCCAATCCATGACCAAGGAAGCTCCCTTAATGGAATGCCGTGCGCATCCTTTAATACAACCCACTCTGTAACTTTTATATCTCCATCTTCATGCCAGCGACGAGAGCAAGCTACATTGTTAACAAGCCTTAATTCAATCCAGTTATTCTGCATTTGCAGTTCAAAATCATCTGTATCTACTGGCTCTTGATATTTGAGAACAACGAGGGATGTTTTCCCGTTCGTTACACGCCAATTAATAATTTCTTTTGCTGTAAACAACCGAATATAGGAGCGACCTTTATTAGCCTCTGACTGAATACCTGAGCCACTAAAATCACTTAATAAACCTGCTCGACCACGCTGTAAGTTTTGCGATAACGCATCCCTTATCATTTGAGTAAGTGGCTGACCTTGACCGTCAATATCAGTTTCTAAATACTCAACATCACCACTAATACTAATCTTTACTGGCTTACTGAAAGCAATACCAAGCAAACCACTAAGTGTCCTACCCGTGGCATTCAGAAATGATGCTCTAGCTAAATAGCGCTTATAACGCTCATTACCCTTATCATCTTCACCTTCGTTATCTGCTGGATGAGGGAGATATTTCTCTTTTTTGCTTTTAACAACTCGCTCGCCATCAACACAATCGCCGATCATGTCCCACTCAGGCAAAAACTCATTGTAAGCTGGATGCTTATAATCAACGTTTGTATTCATGTTAATTCCAGTTAAATTCTATTTTCTTAGTCAATCGTTTAGTATTTCTTCTGCTCACCGCAAAATACCTAAATCCGTCAGCATCATGTGACGTGTAATCGTGAAGCGGTTTATCTTTCCAACAGCCCCGTTTGTCATCCCACTCTTTGCGATAAGCTTCTAGATGAGCAATGCCTTCACTGCATTTGTGTTCATCGAACACGCAAAGTGGCAGAATTTCACGTACTGCCTCGATACCTTCATCGACTGAAAGCTTTGGCACCACTTCAAATCGGATTGAGTAAATTTGTCCGTCTATTTCGTACCCTTCACGCGCTAATTCACGTCGTGATTTCGCATCAGAACCAAACTCGCGGTTATCGATATCATGAGGACCGTTGTGACTTGCATATGTGTAGCCTTTGTCTTTTAACACTTTCATGTAGTGCCGTAGACCTTCACCGCTGTTTGAGTAGTGATCGACGATATGGAACTCCTCGCCCACTTCACGAATAAACCAAATTGATGTTGAATCACCGACGCCAATATCCCAGTACGTATGAACAGGTAAGTGCGAGTTATCAGGAAGTGTGCCAATGCGTTTATTTTCGTAGAGAAAGCGGAATTGCTTAGCGTAGTAAGCGCCTTCAACCGATTGTTGGAATGCCTCAGACGGTATTGACGGGTATTCCCGTTTCATATCATCGCCAAGCGTTTTCTCTTTGGCGTAATACCATGCTTTTTGACGCTCGTTTAATTGAACACCATGTTTGCTGGCTATCTCATCAAAGTAATCAACTAACCGCTGGGGCAGTTGTTCCACAGGATCAATGGAGTATTCAGGATTCTTCCACCATGAGAAAAAAAAGAACTTCCAGTCTAGGTTAGAGAGAGTCTTATTCTGAATTTGCGCTTTCTCAGCAGACTGGCAATAATCGAAGAAATAACCTGCTCGACCCTCCGCTGTGCTTTCAATCGTCGTAAAACAATCGCTTGATACCGCCTCAAATGCGCCAGTGACAATCTCACGGGCTTTCTCTGGATACTTAGCACATATCTTACCGAACTCAGAAACGTGCAAATAACGGAGTGTACCGCCACGAAATGACGTGCTGATATAAAGTGACCCGCCTTTACTAAAAACCAACTCACCAGCCGCATCATTACTCGCTGGGTTAGCCGCTTTGATTTCATCGGGTAGCTTGTCATAGGCATACTTTATCTTTTCCCTGAATAGTCGCTTAGCATCGTTAAGTGTGTGGGCTATCAATGCACATTTAGCCGCCTCAAATAACGCTGCGTCCAATTGGATAATGCAGACTTCTGTAGTGAAGCCAAGCTGACGAGCTTTAAGAATAATGTTTCGCGTGTGCATCCCTTCAAAGTATTCGAGTTGCTCAGGCGTCATTTTAAATCGAACTGGCTTACCTTCTTTATTGGTTATCCGGTAGAGGTGATTTAATCGCCAGAGCTTATCTCTTAATAATGCAAGATGTTCTGGCTTCATGATTATTCCTTAGATAAGTCGTCCATTAGTTCTGATAGCTGACTAGCTGTCTTATTCGGCTGAGCATCATCAAGGCCGTATGCTTGACGCTCAAGTCCAACTAAATTTTTAAGTGTTTCGCTTAATGCCTTGGCTGACTTAACGCGCTCAGGCAGGGAGATGATTGAGTGATAAATTTCATTGAGTTTGTCGCGTCCGTTATCATCAGGACTAAACATTAACTCGCCAAGTTTTCTTAAGGCTGGCACATCAGCACATTCAGCAGATAGTTCATCAAATAAGTTATTAGTTAACTCTCTAGCCCTTCGAATATCGCCTCTATGCTCCATGCGGACATTAGCGATAACCTCGGCATTAGCCTCAATAAGTTGCCGTTCTGAAATAGCCTTTTCGGTGGCAACCAGACTGGCAACCTCCCTTTTGGCAACCAAGTTTTCAGCCCTAGCTTTAACCTTTGCCTTTAGATCTCGCTCCCATCCTTCTTTCTTGGCGCGCTTACTTATCGCCTGATGGGTTATCTCGTATTGAGAGGCTATTTCCCTTATGGACATCACGCCAGCTCGGTAAGCCGACTCGATGGCCTCCCAATCTGGTCTTTTAGCCATATCCATTCCTTTAAATTTCTTTAAACACAATTTCTTTCTTAAAACAGAGCTTCATTAACCAAGTGCTGTTAATTAAAGCGCCGATAATAAACAATGGATACATGTAACGGCGCAGTGTCATTTTGTAATGCAGTGTCCCTGTTTTCATATTCCGCCCAATAAAAAAGGCCGCTAGGGCCTATTCATGTGATGCAACTTTTAGTGCATCGGTAATTTATTGATTTACAAGCAAAGCGCAATTTTACGCCGCCAATCTATGCATCTCATCGAGTAATGGTTGCTTATGGTTTTTATTAAACAACTTAGTTAATTCATCCTTTCGTTGTTCAAAGCTCCATCCCATTGAGATAAACACTGTGTTGGCTCTTTGCAATTCAGTTACGCAATGTATTTGCTCTGGGGTTAGGTAATCACGAATAGGCTCTTTCTTTCCTATTTCGTTATGAACACGAAACTTAGCAGATGTCATACCAAGCACAATACGATTAATTAAGTCCGCCTCGTTACTGAAGTGATGAGGTGAAATAGTTTTACCTTGCTCTTCTCTCGACTTTTTAACTGCATCAGTCATTGGCTTATATTCCAATCTTGATGTGTTTCTATCTAATTTCTTAGCAGCCAAGGCAGACCGCATTTTAAAGAATTCAGAAACAAGCCTTTTCTTGAATGCCCTAACAACATCATTATTACGCATATATGTAATTAACAACGTTGCCTGCTGCTCATTAAGTAACGCCACCTGTTGTTTCTGTCGTCCACCATCGGTATCAAAGGATCGCATTTCAAATGCTACCCTTCCAAATTCATTAAGGTCATCGACATAGTGACGAACAAGCTGAATGACTGTTTTGTGTTTCTTTTTAACTCCATCAGCAATTGCAGAAGAGCTAGTTAACAAATCAAACTTTTTAATTTCCACTAAAGACATGGTGTATTTCCTTATAGAAAAGCGAACCTGTTCACCAGAAATAACCGCCCCACAGAAAACACCATTAACGGTTTTTCTCAGGCTCGACTTTCTGTAAGGTTCTGTGAGTGTTTTAATTGCGCGGTGAATGCGCCGATGAAATGCGTAGAGTTCGCAGCTTAGCGATACACAGCTAAGCCACTTCTAGTCTGTTCCTAGCAGCCAAGATATGATCACTCTCCTTAATGGATAAACGACTTATCTAATTGCTGATATATATACCTACTTAAGCTATACTAAGTAGCTATCACTATACTTTGATTAATATCCTGTTAGTTTGCCCATGCACCCATGCTGGGCTTTTTTTATTCTTTTGGAATGCTTTTATCCAGCTCTTCACGGAATTGAGTTGGGTTATCGAAACCTTGTGCTGCCATGATATTTCTCCATTAAAAAGCCCCGCTATTGAGCGAGGCATTCAGTGTTGATGTAATTCTGCAAATACAAAGTTTGCTGTTCATTCTCGACTATCATTTCTCTGAGACGTAGATAATCTTGTTCAACTGCTTTGTTAAGTCGTGCGGTGGCTTCATTGCGGCCGCTTTCGGTTGAATTCTTGGTGACTGCTGGACATTCGGCTTTGACATACACCCGCTTGTTGCCAGAGTTAACATCATCACGCAACCTATCAATTTCATTCTTTGCACTGGCTAACTCCTGAGTGTATTTAATATCGAGTTGATTTAATCGAGTGATACGTGCTTGATAGTCTTTGTTGATTTCGACTTGTTGTGATAATTGAGTGGTTGCTGTGTTGTAATCTTTGCTTAATTTGTCGTAATCATCTATTACCCACCAAAGCCAGAATGCAGATATTGCCAGTAGCCCAGCTAATACCTTAGTTAGCGTGTTCATATCACTTAACGCCATTGTGCTCTAACGAGTAGTGATTACCGTCATTGAAACGACCGCCCCACGTACCGCCGATAGATTCCCAGTATTCGCCAAGCAATTTATGATCACTTGATGCTGTTAGATATTTACCGTCTTTAAATAGGTTGAAATCCACAGCTAGGCGTTGTGTGTGTAAGCTGTTTTTAATACCAGCACCTGATTTGGCATTTAACTGTGCTTGCTCAGGCGTTCGGTATGCTTCTGAAAACGTCAGCTCATAGCCGTTGTCGTAGGCAAAGATAATTAAGTCCGCAATCATGCGAGTGAACTTTCGTTGCTTCTCACCGAGTGTCATTTTTACTAACCCCTCTAAATATTTGCATCACATTCCCACGACTAAGAATTATTAGCGCGCATAGTGTGATATTGATTCCGACTTCAAATGGATCTGCATGGGCGTAGTCATTCGTTAATATGCGTAGTGGGATAGAACCCAGCATAACAATGAGAACCCATGCTATAAGTGACGGAAAAAATTTGTATTTAGCGCCGTTACGCTCATAGTTAACAAGACGAATAACAGCGAATAAGCATGAGAAAAAATTGACGTAAATCCAAAACATTGAGATGGTCATCTCCCACCTCCTCTGAATTTATCTATCAGGTTATTAATAACGTTGTTGATACTGTCCGTGAGCGCACCGGGTTTAGATATTGTTACCAAAACACCAACCAAACCAGCCGATGAGAACATTGCACCAACAGAGCGATCAACCTCTCTATCTCCAACAATGCCACTTAGTAGTGACGACATGAAATCAGCGCCTAATATCCCAATCGCAAATGCAACCGTGAAATACGCCCATCGTTTTAACAGTCGGATATCATGAGCAGACAATACAAATATCACCGCCCCTGCGAACGCACCGATAACAACGCCTGCGTCCATACCTGAATAGAGACCTACAATAGAGACACCCGCTAACGAGGCGGTTGCTGTGCCTGTTAACGGCTCTTGCATATATGTAGTCCTGATTAGTTAATAGAACGCCGACTCACAGCTCTTGTGTGAACGTGAGGTGTTGTGATTGATTCTGTGGTCGGCATATACGAAAAAGCCCCACTAAAAGTGAGGCTTGCTATAAGTGATTCATAATTACTCTGGGGCTGGTAAGGCTAATATTATATCATTCAGATGAGGTAATGCTTCTTTATCTTTACCCTTAAAGTAAGTTATTGATTTATTCTTTATCCAGTTGTTAATTTCAAAATTAAACATTGTCATTAACTCATTTGGATAAAGCCTTGCCTTAACAACTGGTCTTCTTCCATCATCAAATTCATGCTCATAAACAGGAAATGAATCAGGATCATAACCTCTAGCCCTGAGAATATCGCTAAAGAATCTACCTAAAGATATGTCAGGCATAAGTTTTTGTGGGAGCATATACCCTCTAGATTCTAATGGAGCTAATAACTTTAAAGTCATTTGATCCAGCATAGAAAAGTGAGTTGGCGGTATTTTTTCCCGATTAATTAAGTAACGCCTTACATGATATGGCATCGCTGATTGATGCTGTTTTGCACCAGACATCCAATCGAATACCCATTTTGAAACAAGAACAGCGAACTTAGGTGAAGCCCATTGACCTAAGTTGATAGCTACCTGAGGATGAACCCAAGTGCCTTGCATTTGAGAAAAACCACCTCTAACTATTTGAATTAATTCCGATACCGGAATTCCGGTATCGCTCGATAATTCAGCAACAAATGCTTTTGTTGAGTTATTATCAAGGTAATGATTGAGCCTCTTCCCAGCAGCTTGACACATTGCAGTAGCATTTATGTATCCATCATGAGCTCTTTGTGAAATAACTACATTGTTTTCCTGCCTAGAAATTAATGGCAATTCTAATTGGTTCATTACATCTCCTTGCAAAAATCCAAATTACATTTTATGACAAGAAGATATAAAGCTAAAGGCAAATTAATATATACGAAAAAAGACCGCCTAAGCGATCTTCTGAATGAGCTGTTCGGAATAACCGAATATGTGAACTATCCGGAAATTCCGGAGAGTTGGATTACCACAATGCAAATAAGCACTCTGGATAAATATCAATAACTTATTCCCTCGAATTCGGGGGAATAAAAATAGAAAGCCCCAAGTGTATCGCAAACCAGATTTCTCCGTTCTGCGTAG